TGGTGTCGGTAACAGCGCCAGTGATACCAGAAAAGGTAAGATCTACTTTTGTATCCCGTCCAGAAAGACCGCAGTGCACCTCGAAAGGCGTCCTAATTGCTTTTCTGTTTTCTTCATCAATTGTGGGCATCTAAGAATCTCACCTCAACTTTCACATCGCTCCAAACAGGGTTCCCATCTGCACCGGTTGACCGGGTTGCTGTGCTTACCGCAGACGATCGGACGATGCTTTCTGTGTGGGAGATGCCGTCTGCATCGGTAAAGGTGATCGTGCCTTCTCCCTGCATGGATAAAAGTACTTCTAGCTGCTCCTGCGGAAGCGTGTCCCACTCCAAGGTCATATCGGAGTATTTCCAACCGATCCGGTCTGCGATGGTTTTTCCCGTGCAGGTGGTAATCTCCGCTGCGTAAAGGTCTTCTCGCTGAGGGGAGAAGTCGCTCGGGCGCAGGATTTCCGTTCCATTTATCTTGATTACGCTGTAAATCATCCGAGCCTCCTTTTGTAAGTGTCATAGGCATGCACGATCTCTTCCCCCATCTTCGGACCGTTCTTAAAGAGGTAAACATCAAGGTGAATATCCGAGCTTGAAGCACCGCTTAAAGCAATCCGGTTGGCAGTAAGTACCGCGTTCGCTACGTCGTTTCCCACGCCAGATACGGCGGCGCGGATCATATTCATCAGAGACTCTGTTCCAACGACCGTTTCGGATCCTGCTTCGCCTCCAGCCAGAAGGCTGCTTGAAGACATACCAAAGATGGTAGGGCTGTTTAAGATCATTCCGTTTTTCATGGCCTTGGCATACCAGTCTACAGAAAACTTTGGAAGCGATCCTTTTCCACCAATACCAAACGGAGCCTTTCCTCCCTGTACATGGATATGAGGAAGCCTTAGATCACTAAAGATGTTTCCAATCCGCATAGGAAAAAAGCCCCGGATGGAGTTAATGATCCCTCGGATTCGGTCTCTTGCTGAATTGATCGGGGTTAACATCGCAGACTTAATCCCGTTCCAAACACGCGCTGTCGTAGAGCGAAGCGCTGCCCAGGAAGACGTGACCGAAGATCGAATCGCCCGTACAGGAGAAAGAACGGCTGATTTGATCGCTCCCCAGGTGGTGACAGCAAGTTTTCTGATGCTGCTCCAGACTTTGGTCGTGTAGGCCTTAAGGCTATTCCAGATCGTGATGATGCCATTACGGAACTTCGCGTTCGTCTTCCAAAGATAAACGAAAGTCGCGGAAAGAAGCGCTACTGCTGCAACGACAAGGGCGATCGGATTTGCAAGAAGCACCGCATTAAACGAAGCCATGCCGGTCCTGACCAGCTTAATTGCAGAGACGATCTTAGGAGCAAGCGTCATCAGCGTTCCTACGCCAGTTGCGATCTTCCCAATAGTGATTAGAAGTGGCCCGATCGCGGCGGCAATTCCAATTAGGGTAAGCACAATTCTTTGCATTGCTGGGTTCATGTTCATGATGGCATTCATGATCGAGATCAGCTGCGTAAAGAACTTTTGAAGTACCGGAGCAATCAGCTGGCCGATAGTAACCACCAGAACGTCAAAGGTGGACTTCAGCTGCTCGATGGTTCCTCCGGTACCAGACATCAGGGCTTTCGACATCTTTCCAGCAGATCCACTGGCGCTGTCCAGGGCGTCTCTTAGTGATCCGATGTCCTTTGGCGAAGTCTGAATCAGCGTCAGCCACTTGGACATCTGTTCTTTTCCGAAGATGTTTGAAGCTGCTTCCAGTTTTTCCTGGTCAGAGAGTCCGGAGAACGCGGAATTAAGATTTTTCAATACAGTCGGCATGTCCTTAAGCGTTCCGTTATCGTTAAAGATCGCGTAGGTCTGCCCAGTGGAAAGCTTCAGCTGATCCATGGCCTGGGCTCCGGATTTTGCTGGAGAAGCAAGGCGAGCAAGGCCAGTCTTCAGGGCGTTTGCTCCTTCAGATCCGGAGATTCCTGCGTTTCCAAAAACGTCCGTTAAGGTCGCTAAATCCCGGATGTCCCATCCGACGGTTTTGCAAATCGGTCCTGCAACAGAAATAGACTCGAACAATTCCGAGGTGTTGGTGTTTGCCTGGGCCTGCGCCTTTGCCAAGACATCGGAGTAGGATGCCGCCTCGGAAGAATCCGCGCCGAACATCTTCATTGCATTTCCAAGGCCAGAGGTCACTTCAGAAAGATCGGTACCTGTTCCTGCCGCAAGGTTCATCGCAGGAGTCAGCATGTCCGTTGCCTGCTTTGCCGTGAAACCCTGGCGAGCAAAGTTTAATGTCGCGTCTGCAGCATCTTGCATGCCAAAGACGGAAGACTTCGCCGATTCACCGATCTGATTCCAAAGACCCTTAAAGTCTTCTGCAGAGTTTGCCGTACTTCCCATCGTCTGCTTCACCAGGTTGAACTGCTTGTCGACATTTCCGTAGGAGTTGACGGCAGCGGTCGCGCCGGCGACGACAGGAGCAGTGAAGCCAACTGTCATCTTGGTTCCGGCATCGGCCATCTTGTCACCGACGCTTTTTACCTTTTCTCCGGCAGCAGCGATCTTCTGGGAGGAGACAGATCCAAAGTTTCTGGATTCTTTTTCCAGGCCCTTTAACTTTTGCTCGGTTTCTGCGATTTCTCTTTGCAGGGCATCATACTTATCCTGGCCAAGGTCACCATTTTCCAGCTGCTGCTTGGCCTGCACCTGGGCCTGTTTCAGGCTTTCCAGCTTTTCCTTGGTTGAGCTGATCGCATCCTTTAGCATCTTCTGCTTTTGTGTAAGAAGCGTTGTGTTCTTTGGATCAAGCTTAAGAAGCCGGTTCACATCGCGAAGTGAAGACTGCGTGCTTCGGATCGCCGAGTTCACCGATTTCAGCGCTTTCTCAAGACCGGTGGTATCACCTCCGATCTCAACAGTTATTCCTTTGATTCTGTTTGCCACTGGTCTTCACCTCCTAAAAACGGTCAAAATCTTCCTGGGTCGCAAGCCTTCTGTATTTCACGCTGTCATTTGCTTTTTCTGTCCAGATGTCTAGGACAAGTCCGATGGAAAGAAGGTCCAGATCGCGTATGGAAATTCCGATTTCTATGCAGCGCAGAAGAAAGAGCGGGGTGGTCATTTCCCGCTCACTTCTGCCAAGTCTTTTTTTGCCTGCACATCCGTAATAAGATTGCTTCCCCAAAGCTCCAAAATCTCTGGAAGCACCTGATAGATCGAAAACATCTCGAACTGATCGAGCCACTCATCAATGGTCTTCGGGATGGTTGGATCTGCATGATAGGCCATGATGTAGGCGACGTTTTCGAAGATCTCAAGGTCATCAATCTCAAGGTCCTCAGAACTTTTCGCCTTATTCCGATACGACTTTTCCAGTTTCGTAAGGTCTTTGAAGATGTCCCGCTTGAACTTGATCCTATAAATACGTGGGATTGCAGCAGACGAGCGGAAGGTGACCGGTTTTCCGCTGATTTCAATAGTCTTTTCCAGCATAGTATTTCTCCTTTACTCTCCGGAAGATGACGTTGAAACAGATGAAGTGGAAGCAGTTGTCGTTTCTGTCGGAAGGTAAACGGCCTTGTACCAGTTATCGTAGGCGGTTGTATCCGTCGTATCTCCTGATCTTGCTTTTACCAGTCCATCGGAACGTGGGTCTGCGGTGATGGAGAGCTTCTCTGTACCAGGCTCAATGGTATCTTCCTTGGTTTCTGATTCCAGAGAAGGTCTTGATGCTGTGCAGTAATAGAGCACGTGACGGATAGAGCGGACATCTCCATCAAACTCAAAGAGAAGGGCGAACTTCACAGTGTCACTGAGGCCGCTCTTTTCCACCAGCACGCCTTTATCATCCAGCACTTCCTGCAGAATCTCTGTCCTGAACCACTCCGGAATCAAGGCGATCTCAAGATCTCCCGAGTATCCGTTATTCGTAACAGAGCGGAAGTAGACAATACCGTCTGCATAGAATGCTTTTGTTTCTCCCTCTGCATCCAGGCTGATAGATACGGCGCCAGGGATTGCTTTTGGTGTATCGTAGGTGAACGTGGTGACGCCGTCTTTGACGGTCTCCGTCAATTTTGCCGCGTAAACATTCTTTAGATTGTATTTGACTTTGTTTCCCATATTGCTTGATCCTCCATTTCAAAAATGTAGAGCACCTCAAAAAGCTGCTCGGTTTCAATCCAGACTTCGGACTTGCTGTAATAGATCCCGTAATCATCCAAGGCGTCTTCCACTTTTTCTTCAATTGCAGGATCCTTTCTATCCGTATAGAGCTCGAGGTGGACCTCGCTGATTTTTAGATATGTACTCCCATCTGCAGAGAAGTGATCGCTCTGGAAGGTCATCCAGCAGAGGAACGGGGGAGACGGTGAATCTCCCTCGGCAAAGTGATCATAGGCAAAGGGGATTCCGATTTTTTCTAGCAATGAGATGATGCCATTCATTTTTCGATTCCCTTTCTGATCATATTTTCCAGCTGTTTTTCTCCTCGCTCTTCAGCAGGAGCGATATGTGGTCTTGCTGCGACTCTTCCTCCGCCGTGTTTTGCATGGCCATGCTCTAACAGATGCGCAAGCTGGTAGCGGTTCCTTGAGTAGATCGTGACCTGAAGAGAGGTCGAGGTTTCCTTTGTTGTCTTTACCGACCAGCTCTTTGCGTAGGCGCCTGTCCTTTTTGGAGCAGCATCAGCGATATCTTTACGGACAGACTTTCCGGTTTTCTTGACCGCATCCTTTACGGATTCCGAGGTGGAGTCTGCATATTCCTTTAGCTCTTTATTGATCGCATCCGCAAGACCATCAACGGTTACTTTCTGACTCATGACGTTAATCTCCTGCAGTGAAGCTTGATTGCTTTCTTCTTAAAGTTCATATGGTCAATTCCTTCAATGCCGTAAATAACATCTTTGAAGCAGATCCGATACCCCTTGGAACTGAGCACTGCCGTTTCCTTGCACCAGCGAACCGTAAAGTCGATCATGCTTTCATCCCAGGTAGCTCCTGCTGCCGTTTCCTCTGTTGGTGATTCCGAGCTGACCGTTGCATAACAAGAGAAGTAGTCATTCCAGGTACTGAGGCGGTTTCCAATAGCGTCAGAAGAAACTTCTGATTTCTGAATCATGATCCGCTCACTCAGAAGTGCGATGTTCATTAGAATTCCGCCTTTCTGTCTCCAAACAGGAGGGATCTCAGCGTGATGATAAGGGCATGATGATCTGCTTCCTCCCGATGTTCATAAAGATAGGCCGCCGCATACATCAC